CATCAGCGATCTTACCCTCATGGGCTGTGAGTGGTGGATGAGCGATGACATCACACTGCAAAGTGTGTGCGAGCATGGCGGCATCATCGTTGTGGTGGATGCTAACTACGAGCATTGGGAGGAAGACGAAGAAGAACCGACCGGCGAAGTCTTCACTAACCATTTCTTTCGCTTCAAGGATTTCACCGTGCATGAGGCCGTGGAAGATGGCCGTGACATCAGCGATGAGATAGACTGGGAGCGCATCGAGGACGAACTATGGGAATCGGCAAACGTGAGATTGGTGTCATGAGCAACGACAAGATAAAGAAACTGACAGCCATGCGTGATGACACCCTGCGTATGGTGTGCAAGGAACTCAAGGTATCACCGGCGGCCGTCATTGGTAAGAGCCGCAATCCGCACATCGCAATGGCACGGCACATCGTCATGTGGGCTTTGCAGTGGCAGGGCTTGACCCAGCATGAAGTAGGATGGCTCATGGCAAGGCATCACACGTCGGCAGCCTATGCGATGGCGAAAATCCGTGACCTCATGTCGCTCGACTTGCCCTATCAGAAACAATATAGACAATTAATCGAAAAAATTATAAACTTATGAAAATTAGAAACATTTCCTACAACAACTGTTCGTGCGCCTACTACGCACATCATGAATGGACGATTGAGACCACAAGCAAGGATGAGAAAGAAGTGCTTGACTATTGTCGCCAGTATATGGCCAAGAAAGCGCGCTCTCACGAAGAGTATCTGTACGCCAAAGAAAAGGCCGACAGGAAGAAGATGGAGGCCATGATGGTAATCGATGGTGACGGCTACTATTCGCTCGAACTACTCAACGACGGCAAACCCACCGATAAGTGGGGATTCTACCAGTGGAAATACATCACTCACGCAGAAAACATCTATTGACCTATGACAAGAGAACAACAAATTGAGAAAGCATCTATCGGTCGTTATCCAGAATGGGGAGAGCAACAACATGCACTTGAACTTGCATTTCAAGCAGGTGCAATGTGGGCAGATAGTCACATGAATTGGATAAGCGTTGATGATGAGTTGCCGCCGAAGAAAAGCAAATATGATGGCCTAAGTAACAATGTCCTTGCAACCGATGGTAAAGAAATCTACGAAAGCGTTTACAATCACGACTTTGGGGAGTGGTTTACTCATGATTTGTGGGCAATAAATAACATCACCCACTGGATGCCGAAGCCAGTGCCGCCTGAACATATTGCTGACGTCAGCAAAATGATAAGTAGTTCGGAATTACCACAAAAACCAAAAGCAGAATGATTATGGACTACAAAGAAAAATACAATGCGGCTCTTGTAAGAGCAAGACAGTTTATCGAGCATCCTCTGCAAGAGGATAGTGAGAACATTGCTGAATACATCTTCCCCGAACTCACGATGAGCGAGGACGAGAGGATAAGGAAGGCACTAATTGAAATGATACATGATACTACTGGCGATGAATGCGAAGATTGTTATCATGTTTCAAAAGAAAGTGTTCTTGCTTGGCTTGAAAAGCAAGGTAAGAAACTTGACCCCGACAAGGTGATTGAGTGGTTAGAATGCAAGGCGTTCCAAGGTTGGGCAGAAGAGATAAATATCAAACAAATTGTTAACAAATTCAAAAAAGATTTTAGCTTATGACACGAGAAGAGAAAAAAGAAGAGCTAATTGGCTTGTTCAGCACCGGTGCAATCTACCTCGGTGACCTCATTGACGAGTGCTTTGACTTTGCAGATGAGCATCCAGTTTCCGATTTGGAAAACACTGATGGCGCAAGCCTTGACGCACTTTTTGACGGCGACCCTGTAAAAGAGATTGACGACATAATTGATAACCTACAACAAAGATAAATCAAATTGACATGATACAAGAACATACCAAAATTAAGACCAAGCGAATTGATTGGGAACAACGGCGATATGAGATCGCCAAGGCGATGCTCCCGGCACTGCAACGCTCATTCACCGGCTCAATAGACTGGCAATGCCAGCAAGCCGTGATTTTCGCGGATAGGCTTATTAACGAGCTTAAAAAGCAGAATTAGGTTTGCAAAAGTTCGCGATTTTTGCTATCTTTGCATTATGGGCAAAAAGGTGATAACAAGCGATGAGACAGTGAATAAAGACATTGCGCTGAGGGTGAGAATTACCCCATACATAGACAACGAACTCTCTGTATTGGCTGATCAATGGAATTGCACCCGAAGCGACCTTGTGAGAGTGGTGCTGCTCAACTTTATCGAGGAGGGCCATGAGAAGCAGGGGGGATAAGTTCCGAAGGTCTTCATGTTATACGCAGGCGGCCGCGCCTAATGCGGAGGTCGCCTGCTTGATCGTCAAGCACTATCACGAGCTAGATCACTTGATCAGAGATGACATCACCGCTGAAGTCTTCCAGGACACCTATTGCCGCATGACAGCGAGATACAAATCGGGCGATTTTGTCGCAGAATTTAAAAGAATTTTTTACAACACGCTTCGCGAATACATCAAGCGAGCTAAAGCCTATGAGGCGCAAATAGATAGTTATGCCGACAATCAACAGGGCACATAAGAAGCCACACAAGCGGACATCATGGAAGATGACCGAAGCTCGGAAGCAGCGCACGAAAATATATGCCACGAAAGAGTGGCGTGCGCTTCGCCTGGCTTATCTATTTGACCATCCTGTCTGTGAGCTGTGCGACGCGCGCGGCATTGTCACACTGGCGTGCCATGTGCATCATGCTGACAGCTTTACCAACTACGAAGGGCTGATGGCCCGCTTCAGAGCGTTTGACTACACTAATCTCGTAGCCTTGTGCGAGGAGTGCCACGGCTGGCTCCATCGCCATGGGACTACAAAGGGAATTAACTTAGAACAAGAAGCTAAAAAACTAGATCAGATATATGGACCGAATATTAGAATCCAGGATATACAACGCGAGAGAGAAGGCAGTGAAGGACTACATGGCGCAGGCAATCTCTTTCCTAGAGATGAGCGGTAAGCTCAGACCAGTAGATTACGCCGCCATGGGCTTGCTTGCCTATCACCTTGACACCCTTATAGCGGCTAGCCGTGAGCTGACCGAAAAGGGAGTGTTACTAACCTCAAGTAAAGGCAATGTCCGCAAGAACCCCGCCGTCGATGTTGCCAATGGCGCGACACGTCAGGCGATGGAGATCATGCAGAACTATGGGCTAACCGCTCTTGCTCGCAAGCGCCTTGAGCGCGGAGAAGTGAAGGAGGAGGAGCTATCGCCGCTCGATCAATATTTCAAAGACCTTGCCAATTAGCCCAACATATATAGCTTATGCCCATGCTGTGGCCGAAGGTAGGCAGATAGCAGGCGACTTGATGGTGACCGCTTGCCGCCGGTTCTTGGCCGATCTAACAGATCCGCGATTCGACTTCCGGCCGGAAGTGGTCGCTAAAGCCGAAAGGTTCATCTCTCTGCTTAGGCACTTCACCGGCAAAAGCGACGGCAAGCCTTTCATTCTTGAGCCGTGGCAGTCATTCGTTGTCGCGAATATTGTCGGGTTCTATTGGGCCGGCACTGATAATAGGCGATTTTCGACAAGCTATATTGAAGTAGCGCGAAAGAACGGCAAGTCGTCACTCGCGGCAGCGCTCTGCCTCTACTTTCTCGTGGCCGATGGTGAGGGAGGCGCAGAGGTGTTGCTATGTGCTAATAGCAAAGACCAAGCGAAGATATGCTTTGACATGTGTCGCAATTATGCCGCAACAATTGACCCGAAAGGCGGGGTTTTGCGGTCCTTTCGAGCCGATATATTTTTTGACAAGACGCGGTCGCGGCTCCGAGTGCTTGCAGCAGACGACTCTAAACTCGACGGTTTTAACTGTTCGTTTGGCCTGATTGACGAATATCATGCTGCAAAGAACTCACGCGTGCGTGATGTCATCAAGAGCTCTATGGGTATGCGTCAGAACCCCCATCTCTGCACCATCACCACGGCAGGCTTCGACAAGACGCTGCCTTGCTACCAGCTGCGAAGTGTATCAGTGGAAGTGCTTAAGGGCCTCAAACAAGATGATGAGCTATTCGTGAGTATCTTCAGCTTAGACGAGGGGGATGACTGGGCGGATGAAGAAGTATGGGTGAAGGCTAATCCTAACCTTGACATCACAGTAACGCGGAAGTATCTTCGCGGTCAAGTGCAGCAGGCAAAGAACAACCCGAGCGAGGAGACAAGCACGGTCACGAAGAACCTCAACAGATGGGTAGACACGGCTGACGTATGGATTCCCGAGCACTATATCATAGATGCTACGCAGAAGGTAGAGCTCGAGGGCTTTGGTGAAGATGCGCTATGCTATGTTGGTGTTGACCTCGCAAGTACAAGCGACTTGACGGCCGTTGCCAAGATGGTTGTTAGCGATGGGATGTATCACTTCAAGATTGATTACTATCTCCCCGAGAGCGCCCTCATTGAAAGAGCAGAGCGAGAGACATATCGCTATTGGCAGCGAATGGGTTTACTTCATGTAACGCCCGGAAATGTCACAGACTATGACTATATCACCAACGAACTAATGGCCCTGGGGAACGCTCTAAGTATTGCTGAAATAGGTTACGACAAGTGGAATGCCGTGCAATGGGCTATAGACGCTACCGAGAAAGGCTTGCCGCTCAAGGAATATAGTCAGGCAATAGGCAACTTCAATAAGCCCACAAGGGAACTTGAGAGGCTAATTTTAAGCGGTCGAGTGATACTTGATGATAACGAAATAACTCGCTTCTGCTTCAGGAATGTGCAGCTCAAGTATGACCACAACGGCAACTGCAAGCCCAACAAAGGGCTTGAGAAAAAGAAGATAGACGGCGTGATTGCAGCTATACAAGCACTTGGTGTATATCTGGAAACACCGCATTATGCTAACGAAATATACACAACATGAGCATCTTTAAACGAAACAAGCCACAAGTGGCAAAGAAGGAACAACAGGCTGAGGAGCGCGGCTTTTGCGGCATTGCGCTGAACTACAGCCACGCGGGCGCAAAGATATCCGACCCGCTCACCCTCTCGACAGTATACCGCTGTGTCGAGGTCATCAGCGACTCAGTGGCACAGCTTCCCATCGAGCCGTTCGGCATCGACGAAAAGGGATACAAGCGTAAACTCACTAGGCATCCTTCCTATTATCTGCTGTCGCGCGAGCCTAACAAGCTGATGACGCGCTACACCTTCATCAAGCAGCTGGTGACCTCCATGCTGCTGTATGGCAACGGTTACGCCTATATCAAGCGCGACGGTGCCGGTAACGCGAGGTCGCTGGTGTTCTTGCCTGCCAGTTATGTGACAGTAGTCGAGCACGGCCTCATTGACGAGTCACCCATCAGCTACACCGTGGCGGGCATTGCCGGTGAAGTACCTCCCGAGGACATGATTCACATCCTTAACTACAGCTACGACGGCATCCACGGTGTCAGCACGCTGGCCTATGCCACCAATTCAATCAACCTGGCCAATGCCAGCGAGTCGCACGCGCGCGGGTTCTTCAGTGGCGGCGCTAATGTGGGCGGCATCCTTACAGTGCAGGGGCCGCTCAATCAAAAACAGGCAGACGACATCAAGTCGAAGTGGAACACCTCATTCGGTCCTGTGGGCACTCCTAACGGCGTTGCAGTGCTCCCAGGGAACATGGAATTCAAGTCCATAACCGTCAACCCAAGCGACGCACAACTGCTCGAGACGCGCCAATACAGCGTGATAGACATCTGCCGCTTCTTCGGTGTTTCTCCGGTGAAGTGCTTCGACCTTACGAAGTCGAGTTACAGCACCGTAGAGGCCACGCAGCTGGCCTTCCTCACCGACACGCTGTCGCCTATCCTCGAGAAGATAGAGCTCGAGTTCGAGCGCAAACTTTTCCGTGCTGATGAAAAAGGCAAGATAGATGTGAAGTTCGATGTGAGCGGCGTGCTCCGCATTGACATGAGCAGCCGCTCGACCTACTTCCGCGAGATGTTCAATGTGGGCGCCCTATCACCCAACGAGGTGCGCAAAGAGCTCAACCTCGAGCCCATTGAAGGCGGTGATGACCACTTCCTTCAAGTCAACATGCAACCACTTGCTAAAGCTGAACAAACTACTGAGTAATTCTTTTACATGATTTTATAATTTATAGTTAATAGTCAGAATGCCTCGCTGTGAAGCGGGGCATTTGTGTTACACTAAAATTATACACTAATAGACACCAATCTTTTTGGATATGAAAGAAAGACGATTTTGCGACAAGTGTATTACTCGCGCCATGGGCGACGACAGCCGCCGCGTGGAAGGTTACGCACTTGTTTTCAACAGCGAGAGCCGCGACCTTGGTGGCATCATCGAGGTGATAGACTCTCACGCGCTGGACGGTGTGTTACCTAACAGCGACGTTATGTGTTGGCTGAACCATGACAGCTCGCGCGGAGCCCTTGCCCGCCGCCGCGGAGAAAATGTGCCCCAGTCGGCCGTCGGGAACAGCCTGGAACTGGAAATAGACGACATCGGTCTGCGCTATGCTTTCGATGCACCCGACACCGCGCTCGGCAATGAACTCATCGAGGGGCTGAAGCGCGGCGATATCAACCAGTCGTCCTTTGCCTTCACCGTGAAGGAGGACACCTGGGAACGCCTCGACGATGGCATGGTGCTCCGCACGATCAACAAGATAGAGCGGCTCTATGATGTTTCTCCAGTTTACGACCCAGCCTACTATGGCACTTCCGTAGAGCTCGACCGTCGAGGCTACGACGAACTCCTGGAACGCGAGGAGAAGGACCGCGAGGAGAAAGAGGCCAAGCTGAAGGCCGAAATCGCAGATTATTACACCGAATTACGCAGTTTTCTATGAAATCATTAGTAACACTTAACGCCGAACTCGACGACCTGAAGGCAAAAGCCAATGCCATCCTCGACATTGGAGAGGCTGAAAGCCGCAAGCTGACCGACGACGAGAAGGCAAATTTTGACGCTGTTCTTGCTGACATCAAAGCCAAGAAACAGGAAATCAAAGACTCAGAGACAGAACAAAACAATTTAAACATTAAAACAACCCCTAAAAAAATGGAAAAAAAGAATTTTTCTTTACTGAGAGCTATCCGCTCCATCGTGAACAACGAGCCCATGGCTGAGACCGAGGCCGCTGTTATCAATGCCGGTAAAGAGCAGATGCGTAACGCTGGCATCTCGCAGACTGGCAACATCGTGATCCCCACCGGCGAATGCCGTGCAGCCGTATCTGTGACGACTACGAGCGGTGCAACCGTGCCTGTAGATGTAGCCCCAATCCTCGACGAGCTCCGCGCGGAGTCTACACTCGAGAAAGCCGGTGCAACCTACTACACTGGCCTCGTGGGTGACCTCAAGGTTCCCATGATGACCGCCGCACAAGTGGCATGGGCAGCAGAGACCGGCACTGCAAGTGATGCCGCTGCCGCCGTTTCGGCAGTGACACTGCAACCCAAGAGGCTCACCGCCTACATGGACATCAGCAAGCAGCTGCTCATCCAGGATGCTGGCAGCAATGCCGAGGCTAACCTTCAGGCTAACCTCATCCGCGCGATCAATGAAAAGTTCGAGGCAACCGTGCTGGGTACCGCCGCTGGTTCGACCACTCAGCCCGCTGGTATGTTCTACGACAAGACTCCCACCTCTACTACCACATGGGCAGCCGTCGCTGACCTCGAGGCTTCTGTTGAGCGCGCCAAAGGCCGCGTGACCGCCGTCATCTGCTCACCTGAGGCTAAGGCCAAGTTCCGCGCCATGACATACAATAAGACCACGCAACTGGTTTACCAGGATGGCTTCTTGGAGGATATCCCCTGCCACAGCACTGCCAATGTTGGTACTAACACCTACATCGCCGGTGACTGGCGCTATCTCGCTATCGGCCAGTGGGGCGGCATCGACCTGACCGTTGACCCCTTCACTCAGGCTGGTAACGGCATGATCCGCCTCGTGATCAATGTGTTCATGGACGCAGCTGTTCCTACAGCCGCCGCTGGTGTGTTCGCTTACGGTACTGTAGCATCGTAACTAAAAACTTGACTCATGGCCCGCTATCTGACACTCGCTAGCACAAAAAAGCATCTTATCGTGGACGATTCATTCACGGATGATGACACCTACATCACCAGCCTCATGAATGTGGCCGAGGCCGTGGTGGAGCGAGATATAGATCAGCCTCTCGTAACGCTTGAAGATGGGGCCGGAAATTTACCGGCACCCATCACGCAGGCGATGCTGCTGGTCGTGGGCAATTTGTATGCGAACCGTGAGCCTGTGGCAATCGGTGCCAGCGCGGTGAATGTGCCCTACACTTTTGAATATTTGAAGGGATTATATAAAAATCATCCAGTCGGGTAAGATATGGGAATGCGTGCCGGTTTATTGCGAGAAGTCATCAGCATCACCGCTCCAGTGGTGACGCGAAATGACTACGGCGATGAGGTGACCACCTACGAGCCATTCGCCACCACCAGGGCAAGGGTGGTGTTCCGGTCCGGTTCTCGCGGTGACATCAACCATGAGGTACAGAATCCCTACACAGTCGAGTTCCTCGTCCGCACTCACCTGGATATTAACCCGAAGATGCTCATCAGCTGGAGAGGTAACAGCTACAGAATCATCACGATCAATTACGAGCAACAAAAACAACAGCAGACGATAGTCGGGGAGGTGGTTAATGAGTGAGATGCTGACATGCGACACGAGCGTCATCCTGGGGAAGTTCGCCCAGCTAGGCGTGAATCAGATGGTGAGGGTGCACAAAGCAGCCTTCGCCAATGAGAATAAGGTTCTTGTCAAGGAGGCGCGCCTTCAGTTGTCGGGTGTGACAGCACGCTCTAAGACCGGTTACTCAGCCCGCCGCAAAGGCTGGACCAAGGAGAGCACGCTCGAGCGCGGCATTCGCAGCAAGGTAGACGCTAACGGCGAGCGCGGTATGGTGCACATCATGGGCGACTTCCGCCTGAAGTGGTTCGAGATGGGCACCGAAGACCGCTATCGCAAAGGCGATGCCTACACAGGCAGGATGAGAGCGACGCGTTTCTTCGCTCATTCGGTGAGTACCGCTCAGCGTGCGATGGAAGATGCTTTTTCAAAGACCGTGGCGCGAGCCGTAATCAGTAGAACGAAATGACAACGATACAAATAGGCAAAGTAATCAACGCGTTGCTGAACGCCGACAGTGGCCTCAGCGAGATGATCGGGAACCGCGTGTTCCCAATCGTGAGCAAGGAGGGCACCCAGTACCCCTTCGTGGTGTACCGGCGCAACAGCGTCACGCCCACCTACTGCAAGGACGGCCTCGCGTCGGAGACTGCATCGGTGGATATTGTGATAGCATCGAACACCTACACGAACAGCATCGAAGTGGCCGACCGCGTGCGTGCTGCCATCGACAAGAGGGCGTGCGTGTTTCAGGACACGACCGCCAGCAACATCGAGATGACCACCGCCGAGGAAGACTTCGTCGATGATACTTATATTCAAACCCTAAATTTCAACTTCACAATTTAAAATACAGACAAAATGGAAACTATCATTAAAGGCGGCGTGCTGATGTTGTTTATCGACGATAAGTCGGTTCCCCTTGCAACATCGCACACTCTGACAATCAACGCCAACACTACCGATTCCAGCAACAAAGATGTTGGTGGCGGCATGTGGGCATCTTCGGAAGTTACTCAGTACACCTGGGAGGCTTCAACGGACAACCTGTACAGCACCAACGGCGTGTCTACACTCTACGCCAAGATGATTGCCGGCACACCTGTCGACGCAGTCTTTGGCGTAAAGACCGAAGCAGCTGATGCCGACCTCCCCACAGGCGGCTCGTGGACTCAACCATCGACCAACTGCTTCAGCGGCAAGGTCATCATCACTTCGCTCGAAGTGACCGCGCAAAACGGTGAAAATGCGACCTTCACCGCCACCTTCACAGGCTACGGTGAACTTGAGTGGACAGGCTCGAACTAATCAGTAATCAATCAGGGGGCCGCGCGCCCCCTTTTTAAACTCAATAACCCATGAAAGAAATAAAGATAAACGGCGAGACTTTCACTCCTAAGTATAACCTTCGCGCCATGTTCCTCTACGAGAAGATGAGCGGCCACAGCGGCTTTGAAACATCGACCACGGAGGACAACTTCATGTTGCTTTACAGCATGCTCAAAGGCAGCAAGCGCGACACCACGCTCACCTACGACGACTTCATCGACGCATGCGATGCCAACCCCGAACTGGTGAATGAACTCAGCGAGTGCATCATCAGTCAGGCTAAGGCGAATGAGTCGATGATGGAGCAGGTGGAAGGCAAGAAGGCGAAAGCAAAAAAAAAGTAAAGGCCGCCGACATCATTGCCATGCTCGTCCTGAAATGCGGAATTGACCCCCGCTATGTGATGGACGAGATGCCTTTATATGAGGCAGACATCTATCTCAGCCGTGCCTACTATGTGGGCCAGGAACTCCGAGAAGATGTGCGCATGGTGACCTGGGCGACTGCTCAGGTGAACAGCAAGAAAAAACTGCGCCCAACTGACATCTATAAATTCTCATGGGAAGCAGTGAAGAACGACGAACCCGCCGAAACGCCCGACTTTGACCGCATCAAGGCAATGAGCGACGCGGCACTTAAATGGAAGAAAAACGACGATGGCAAACGACCTAAGATTCATATCGACCCTCGATCACTCCCAGTTTGATAAGGGAGTGGCCGACAGCACGGCCGAAATACGAAAGATAGCAGAGGAGACTAACCAGGCATCCAAGGGCATCAAGGGCATGTTCGACAGCCCCGAGATGAAGGAGGCCCGCGCCAACTTTGCCGGTGTAGAAGCATCGGTTCACAAGTTCGTGCAGGCAATGTCGCGCGAGCTGCCGATGAAGAAGGAGCTCCGCACAACCCAGGTGGCAGCCTCGGAACTCGAGCGCACATGGCGAAGCCTCAGCGAGGAGCAGAAGAACAGCGCAGCTGGCAAGGCATTGCGTGCCAACATCGACGAGCTCATCAAGCGGGGCGGTGCTCTGCGTGATGTGATGGGCGATGTGAACTCTGCAATGAAGTTTGAGGCATCGGACACGGCGCAGATAGATGCAGTCATCGGTGGCGTGCAGGCACTCACGGCAGTGGCACAGGCGGCTGCCGGTGCTCTCACCCTCATGGGATTGAGTCAGGAGGATGCCGCCAAGGTGCAGAAGGACCTCATCGCCATCATGAGCGTGGTGAACGCACTGCAAGTCATCCAAAACGCACTGCAGAAAGAGAGTGCGCTGATGATGGGCATCGCCGCCGCAAAGGCATCCCTGCTGAACAAAGCATTGCTATCTAACCCACTCTTCAAGATCGTTGCCATCGGTGGGGCCGTGATAGGCTTCATCTCTAAACTTATAAGCGCGAGCAATAAGGCATCGGAAGCCGCCAAGGAACACGCCAAAGCAGAGTCCGCCAGGCGCAAAGAAATCACCGACATGGGCAAGGCGGTAGCCGACTCTGTGGGCAAGCAGGTGGGCCAGTTCCGCATGCTCACACTCGAGTGGAGGTCGCTTAGCACGGTCGCTGAAAAGACAAAATGGATTAACGACAACCAAAAGGCCTTCGACGCACTCGGACTGTCAATCGGTAGCGTCAAGGCTGCTGAGGATGTGTTCGTGAACAACACCGACAACTTCGTCAAGGCAATGATCCTGCGCGGCAAGGCGATGGCATTGCAGCAGAAGATTGAAGAAGAGGCCGTCGGTTGGTTGCAGAAGCGCGAGGCGGCTCGTGCGATGTTCACAAGCACGCCTAACTACAAGGCCGGCGATATCATCAAGGATGTGCGTGGCCTTCGTGAAGGCATCGACTACAAGAACGAAGGCTATTCGTACACCAAGCGAGGCAGCGGCCTCGACTGGGCCAACACGCAAGAAGTCAAGGTCGACAAATATGTGCTGACCGCTGTTGGTGCCAACA